GGCAGAGCAGCGGTTTCTAGAACCGTCCGAAAGGTAAAGGGTTGTGGGTTCGACTCCCACTTGGGCGGCAATAATGGTGTCTAATACAAGTTGAACTACTCATAGATTAGTAGTATCTTGATTAGATGTCAGAACAAAAATTTACAAACCTTCCAACGGGAAAACCTCATATAAGTTTCAGTGAACTTAGAGATTGGAAGGAATGTTCCTGGCGTCACAAGCTAAAGTACATCAATAAATTGGTCGAAGACAAACCTGGTCCATTAATGGATTTTGGAACAGCATGCCATGCGGCTTGCGAAAAGTTCTTAAAATCTAGGATCATGGATTCAAGCATTGCAAAGAACATGCTAGCCCAATTGTGGGAAAAAAACGCAGCATTTGAAGGTTACACACCTGAAGCACTTCCTCAATTTTTTGCTGAGCTCGATTTGATTTTGTCAGAAGTTCCAAAATTTATGGATGAAACATTCCCAAATTGGGAGTACGTTGATGCTGAGCATATGTTATACGAACAGATTGAAGGCCATGACCATGCATTTAAAGGATTTATTGATGGTGTCATTGCTGTTACTGATGCAAAAAATAAAAAATTGATCTGGTTATTGGATTGGAAAACTACGTCTCGTGGTTGGTGGCGTGAAAAGAGAACTGATGAACTTGTAAAGACACAACTCATCCTTTATAAAAACTTTTGGTCAAAGAAAATCGGTGTTGATCCAAAAGATGTACGATGTGGGTTTATCTTACTAAAAAGATCCGCAAAAAAAGAACAACATTGTGAACTATTTGCATTGTCAGTTGGAGATGTAACAACCGGTCGATCGTTAAAGGTTGTCAATAATATGTTGACGAGTATTAAACGAGGAATTGCAATCAAGAATCGATCGTCATGTACATATTGCAATTATTTTAACACACCACACTGTGTGTGAGTTAACATGAGCTACACCATATAGTACCATTAATAAACAAACCTACTACAATGACAAAAAAATCAAAAATTTTGATGCTTTGTGATCATCCATTATCAACATCAGGTGTTGGTCAACAAGCAAGATGGTTAATAACAGAACTGACAAACACAGGAAAATATTCATTTCTTGTGTTTGGTGGTGCAGTCAAACATGACAATTATGATAACATCACAGTTAATCCTGATTTTATCATAAAACCAACAAATGGTTTTGGTGATAAAACAATATTGCGTCAGGTTCTAGCACAAGAAAAACCTGATGCAATATTGTTATTTACAGACCCACGATTTTTCTTATGGGTCTGGGAAATGGAAGATGAAATACATCAAGTTTGTCCAATTACATACAATCATTTGTGGGATAACCCACCATGGCCAGAATTCAATCGAGTTTTGTATGACTCAACAGATCTTGTAAATTGTATTAATTGGCCAACATATGAAATGGTACATCAACGATTTCCTGAAAGAACAAATTACATTCCACATGCAGTACCAAAAAATGTATTCTTTCCATTACCAGAAAAAGATACACAGCAATTACGTAAGAACATCTTAGGAACAAATAGAGCAGATCATTTCATTGCATTATTTGTTGGACGTAATGCTCGTAGAAAACTACCAAGCGATATCATTCTTTCGTTTAAGAAATTTTTAGATGATCTTGAAATAAAGCATGGACATAGAAAAGCCACATTAGTAATGCATTGTGATCCAATGGATCCTGAAGGTCCGAACTTGCATCATGTTTTAGATTTGGTTAACATGAAAGAAAATGTCGTCTTCTCAAAAGAAAGAATTGGATTTCCAGAAATTAATTCTCTTTATAATATTTGTGATGTTTTGGTGAATTTTTCATTGAATGAAGGATTTGGTGTACCAGCACTAGAAGCAAAAATGTGTGAAAAACCAATTATTGCAATCAAAACAGGGGGTTTAACACGTCAAGTTGAAGATCATGAAACTGGATTTCAATATGGTGTTGCAATAGAACCTGAGGTTAGAATGCTTGTTGGTAACCAACAAGTTCCATACATTTACGAAGATTGCGCATCACATAAAACGTTGTCAGAAGCATTTATGAAGATGTATGATGTTGGTCCTGAAAAACGAAAAGAGATAGGAAAGCTTGCTCGTGAACATGCAATGAAAAATTATGATTTAGAATCTGTAAAAAATGAGTGGGATCGTACGCTGACACAGACAATTAACTCATGGAAACAAAAAGAATTACCGAATAATAAACGTTGGAGTTGCACAGAGATTTAAAATGACAATCAAAAAAGTAGTTTTAAGAGGTCCAATTCTAACACAATCAGGTTATGGTGTGCATTGTCGTCAGGTTGCAAAATGGTTGATGCAACGACCAGACGTTGATTTAAAAATTATAGCTACACCATGGGGATCTACACCATGGCATGTAAATAGTGAATCATGTAATGGTTTCATTAACGAAATTATGAAACGTACTATATCACCAAATAATGTTAATGCTGACATATCATTTCAATTACAACTTCCAAATGAATGGACACCAAATCTCGTGCTTGGAAAAAACATTGGTTTAACAGCTGCCGTTGAAACAGACATATGTTCACCCTTATGGGCCCAAGCATGCAATACAATGGATGCAGTAGTTGTACCATCACAACATGCAAAACAATGTCTCACTAACTCTGGTACAATTGTAAAGCCATTGTACGTTATACCAGAGGCGTATAATGAAGCTATTACAACCGTGGATTCACAAACAGATTTATTTAATTTCAAAACGTCATTCAATTTTTTGTTATTTGGTCAACTTACTGGAAACAATCCAAACAATGATAGAAAGAACATGTTTAATACCGTCAAATGGATTTGTGAATCATTTAAAGATGATCCAGATGTTGGTATTGTGATTAAAACAAATCTTGGAACAAATTCAAAGATCGATCGTAATATTGTCACAAGTATGTTGAAAACACTTTTAACCGAAGTAAGAAAAAGTCAATATCCAAAAGTTTATTTGTTACATGGTGATATGGACGATGAAACAGTTGCGTCATTATATAAAAATAAACAAATAAAGGCTCTTATTGCTTTAACACGTGGTGAAGGATTTGGATTACCAATACTTGAAGCAGCCGCTAGTGGCTTACCAATCGTTGCAACTGGATGGTCTGGACATTTAGATTATCTTAAACTTGGAAAGTTTATCAACATTTATTACCAACTTGACGAGGTACATAAGTCGAGAATTGATGGAAATATCTTTATAAAAGGTGCAAGGTGGGCGAATGCATCTGAAGAAGATTTCAAAAAGCGAATTACAAAATTTAGAACAAATAATACAATCCCATTTGAATGGGCAGCTGATTTACAAAAGAAAATCGTTGAATCATATAGCATCGAAGCTGTGTGTAAGTTATATGATTCATCATTAGGTGAATTATTCACATGATTTTCTTTTTGATTTTTTTGTTTTTAACTTTTACAATTGTCGTATCTGCGTTATTGTTCATTAGTGTTCGTCGAAATTTACAATATTCTGAAAAACTCGAAGAACTAGGTGATCAGATAGATGAATCACTTGATATCTTAGATGGTTGTTATCAACGCATAGCCAAAGCAGCATTAACACCAGTATTGTCAGATGAACCAATTGTTAAACAATTAATATCAGACATAAAACGAACACGTGATGCCGTCCTGTTAATTGCAAACAAGATCGTTATCTTTGATACTACTGATGAAAATAAAAACGATGACAACACCCAAAGTTATTAAATTAAAGCGTACTAGGCAGCAAAAACCATTGACCCCTGAAGCAGAAAAAGCTCGTCAGGATCGAATGTATTTTAATGCCAAAACACAAGCTGCAATTGTTGCTTACCAGCAAGCAAAGGATGATAGAAAAGAGCGTGAAAGATTATATGTGTCTGAGATAATGCCAGCTTATGAAAAACTAGTTGAAAATCTAATCAACATTCATAAGTTTACAAGTTTACATGACACATATATTGAACTTAAAAATGATTGTGTAAACTTTTTGTTTGAAACGATTGGAAAATTTGATGGAAATCGTGGAACAAATGCATTTTCATATTTTAACGTTGTTGCTAAAAATTGGTTAATCATAAAAACTAAGCAGAAATCATTACGAATCAAACGAAGTGTAAGTCTAGATGATCCTGATTCATTAACAGCAAATGAAAATAGGATAATAGAAGAACATTGCACAGTGCAGTCACAAGAAACTGTTTTAGAACAAGAAAATTCTGCACAAGGTGTTGTTAGTTTATTGTACGAAATAAGAACAAAAGTAAAATCTGAAAATGAACTAGCATGTATCAATTCAATCATCACCATTTTTGAAAACATTGATGATATAGACTTGTTGAATAAATCGGCTTTGTTACTTTATATGCGTGAACTTAGCGGACTTACTCCAAAACAATTGACGACCAGTATGCAAAATATCAAAAAACAATACAAAAAATTCAAGATTGATCCCAAATTTAAACTAATGATTTAAGAGTTAATAAATGAGCGAAGATTTAGGAATAGCAATAATATCAGAATCTCAGGTCGAAAAACGCCTACAAGATTTTAGCGATCTGTTAAAAAACATTGAAAGTCTTGACGATAAAAAACGGCAACTTTGGAAAGAAATCTATGAAAATGCAATAACAGATAGACAAAATTGTTACGTAATGTTTATGCAATTGTTTAAAATAATTGATTCAAAAAGTACGGAATATGCCGTTCACGGAAAAACATTAACTGCTTGTATTGAACGAATGAGTAAGGCAAATGACCAACTAATCAAACTTGCAGAGTTAATAGCTAAGGCTGACTCAAACAGTGTACCAATAGATCCAGATGATATGTTTGATCGTATTAAAGGTCGTTAATTACGCCCCATGGTGTAATTTCAAAGAGGTAATTCACCGTGACTAATGGAAATCAATATTCAAAATTAGACAAGCATTTCGCTGAAGGCAATGCGGGCCGCATTTTACGTGATCGTTCACAATATGAACATGGAACAAAATCTGACCTGCCAATCTTTTACAGGTTTGTTGTGTTGGAAACGATCTTTGATCCAACGATCATTGATTCAAATAAAATCTCATACTTTCAACATACATTAGGTGTTATAAACATACATTTTGCGGCGGCACTTCCTCGAAATACAATCATTGCTCGACGTGTGATAGATGGTCATGGTTCATCTGTTTCTCAACCGATGTTTCTTTTTCCATTTTTTCCACACAATATGTCGTTTCCATGCAAACCTGGTGAACATGTATGGGTGATGTTCGAAAATCCATCAGGTACTAAAAATGATCTTGGTTACTGGATGTGTAGAATCGTTGAACCCGGTTTCGTTGAAGACGTTAATCACACACACTCCCCACGAGGAAATGATGGTAGTTTTGTTCCAGGAATCAAAGATTTGTTTGATGGTACTGATGATGCAAAATATGAATTCCGTAATGGTCAAGGTTCTACTTTAGAAGATAAATCAAGGATAACAATCGCTGAAACGGCAACAATTCCTGGTGATGAAGATTCATATGAAAAATTAAGAACAGAAACTGATGGCGGAAAATTATCAGTATACGAAGCAGTTCCAAGATATAGAAAACGTCCAGAAGATACTGTTTTTGAGGGAAATAACAATACGTTAATTGTATTGGGAACAGATAGAACCGGAGCCGTAGCAGTATATAAAAAAGATGATAATGGTGTGCAAGTTGTTGACACATTTCCATCAAAAGACGATCAAAAACCAGGCGCTGGAGCAATGGATTTTGTCGTGGGTCGAGGACAAACAGATAAAACGCTTGGAAAAGAAATTGATAGCACGACAATTGCAGGTGCATCATCTGGAACAAAAGAACTAGCGAAAGCTGCAAAAGATCTGGTTGAAAATGAAGGTGATCCAGACTTTATTAATGATCGTAGTAGAATATACATTGCACAACGCACAAAACCTGATACTAATTTTGGAATCGACACATTCAATTCCGGACCAAAAGTTAGTACTGGAAAGGTTCAAGGAAAGAGTTCTAGAGAAAATGTCGAAGATAGTAAGTTAAACGATGGAAATGGTGATGGTGCGATTGTTATCAAATCTGATAAGTTACGTTTAATAGCAAGATCTGATGTTGAGATTTTAGTCACCGGAATCTTAAAAAGAGACGAAAAAGGAAGGATCATTGGAAATGATGACACAAGTGGATATGCTGCTTTGATTATAAAAGCCAATGGTGATATTATCTTTAAGCCGTCAAAACATGGTTATATTAAATTAGGTGGAGATGATGCTACGTTGCCTATTGTATGTGGAGATATGCCTGCTGTTACAGCCGATGGGATTGTATCAGGTGCTCCATTAATTACAACAATGGGTGGTCAATTTGCTGGTGCAACAACATCAGGAAATGATAATAAGGGAGCATTGGCGCCTGGACAGGCAAAATTTGCGTCAAAGATATTGTGCAAATGATGTGTCAATGAATATAATAACTTATGATGAAAGCATAACATGACTGATGGTTGCATAACACACGCAGGTATCCTAACACCAGGCGATGATAAACAGCTTACGATCAAAGCAAAGCAGAAGTTCATCAAAGATATAAAAGATGAACTTATGTTTGGAACGGAAGGCATATCATCATTATTTCCATGTGGTGATCCAGTTCAAGCAAATCCATTTGCAGGTCAACTAGATCTTGAAAATGAAAAGAAGTTTCCTGAATTTCACAAAAATGTCCTGGGAACGTATCTAGAAATAGCAATCAAATTAGATCTTGAATCTGATTTTAAAATTTTACCAATATGTGATCCAATAGCGATTGGATTTAAGTTAGGTGTAAAAATCAAGAAACCAAAATTCCCAGATGGATTTATTGCATTTTTAATTCCAAATCCTCCGTTATTGGCATTAAAAATGAAGAAGATGCCACCTCCAAAATTAATTGCACAATTTCCAAGTCTTATAACGATACCTCCCAAATTACCAATTCCACCAATTCCAAACATAAAATTTCCAGATTTTGATGCATTATTAGATTTTAAATTTGCATTTTGGAATCCTTTAGTATTTCCTTCATTTTTTGGTGAACTAGTACTTAATCTTCCTGGCTTATTGTTGAAGCTTCCAAACATACCAGATTTATTTGCAGAACTATGTAAACTAGCACAAAAAGCAAAACTTGTGGGAGGTCCAAAGGCAGGAACTGAAGAACAAAGTATCGTAATGATCGTTGCTCAAAAAGTGTTGCTTAAAAAAGTCGTAGAAATGGTTTTCATTTTGGCAGTGGGAACAACAATTGGATCTGCTTCTGCGGGAATAACAGGTGGAATTGGATCAGTATTAGGTTATGATCCACCTCCAGATGATTCAACAGAAGAACCAGTATCAGTTCGTGATACAATTGTTTCATATGCAAATGATTGTATTGATTTTGCATGGGGTCCAACAGATAAACGAGACGAGTATGCACAAAAATTATTATATGTTGAATATGGAGATGGAAATCCGGCAGATCCATCAAGTGCTCATTCAGATAAACGTGCAATAGGAAAACAATTAACCATTGCAAAATTAGAGGAAGCATCATCTTGTGGTCTTTTGGCCCGAGCTTGTTTATTCTCTGGTGGTGCTAGTTATGTGTTAAATAACAAAGTTGACACTAGCAAACAAAATCCAAATGTCACATTGTATTATGATTTTTTCCAAGACAGATATGAAGAAGGTAAAGCTATATCAGGTATCATTAAAGCAGCATATGCAAAAAGTGCCACATATAATGATCAAGGTGAACACATAAAAAACGACCTACCTCCTCTTAAAAAAGGTGATGTTATTATCATCTATAATCCAAGTAAAGCTGGCAATGAACATGCAATGGTCGTTGTTGAGGATTATAAAGTTGGCAGTTTTGAACTTGTTACAGTTGAAGGTGGACAGATTGATAAGTCAAACAAAAATCGACCAACTGCAATCAAAAAGAAAACGTATAGTAATTCTGGAACAAATCCAAAATTAGTCATACGTGTTCAAAGTGGATCAAATAATGTTTTAATTGGAGGACGAAAGATCTTGACATTAATTGACAGTGAGAAGCTATGTACTGATGATACAGGAACAAATATGTCAATTAGTAATGTATCTACAGAATATCGTGATGTTGCTGATGGAAATGACGATACAAATCCAAGTCAAGAGATTGGAGTTTGATGAATGGGTTCATATAGTTTCAAAAGTTCAGGTAAAACAACAGAACAACAATTAGTTGAACTTGTTACAAACTCTCCCGTTCCAATAGGAATCAAAACGCCTTTAAGACTCGGAACAGAAGAGGGAATATTTGGTATGCATTATAGTCTACCAGATCAAATACATGATAATCTTAGAAATTTGCTATTAACAAATTGGGGTGAACACTTAGGAATTTATGATTTTGGAGCTAACTTGCGTCCATTAATGTCGGACTTTACGACTCAAGATGATTTTGATGCACAAACAGTAGAACGAATCAATAAAGCAGTTGGGCGATGGTTACCATTTGTTAGCCTTGAAGACTTCATTTCAAATGTTGATAGAACAGAAAATAAAAATACTGCTGTTATTAATATAACAGTAACGTATACTATTCCTGCATTAAACACAGGGAAACGCGCATTACAGGTTACGTTGTACGCAATGTGATATTTAGTATTGGAAATTTTAAATGGCACTTAAACGTGATGATCTAAAGGCTGTTCGTCAAAGACAATATCTTGCAAAAGATTTTGATAGCCTCCGCGCTCAATTATTAGAATACGCTCGTCTATATTATCCAGATAAAATAGCTGATTTTTCTGAATCATCTGTTGGAGGATTATTATTAGACTTTGCTGCATATACCGGTGACGTTCTATCGTTTTATTTGGATCATCAATATTCAGAATTAAATCCAGAGACAGCAGTTGAAACGCCAAATATAGAACGAGCATTACGAAATGCACTGGTTCCAATCGTTGGAACTGCACCATCACTTGTTCCAATAACTGTATTCGTACAAGTTCCAGCTGAAAATGTTAATAACACAATAGGTCCTGCCATTTCAGCACTTCCAACAATTCAAGCCAGTAGCATTTTTAATGCTGATAATGGCACAGATTTCATTCTGCTTGAAGATATTGATTTCAATAAAAAATTGTCATCTGGTCAATATATGTTTGAAGTAAAAGTTGGACAAAAATCACCTAAAGGTTCACCACTCACGTATATCATAACGTTATCTGGTTTATGCATTTCTGGAAAAGAAAAATCAGAAAGCATTTCTATTGGAAAAGACTTTGTGCCTTTTAGAAAAGTTATGTTAAGCAACGCGAACGTTTCTGACATAGTCTCTGTTTATGATGGATTTGGAAATATTTATTATCAAGTCGCATCACTTGACAATGACGTTGTTTATCGAAATGTTTTGAATACAGCAAAAGACAATGCAATAGTAAAAGATTCAATTAAGATTGTTCCTGCACCATTCAGATATACATCAAACGTTGATCTAACAACTAGACGAACTACGTTAACATTTGGCAGTGGAAATGCAAACACACTAGAAGATGACATAATACCCGATCCTTCAGATTTTGCAATATCATTTCCTTATTCAAAAACGTTTTCTAGGATCGCAATAAATCCACAACAACTTCTACAAACAAAAACACTTGGTACAGCTGCAACTGACACCACATTAACGATAACGTATCGTCATGGAGGTGGTCTCAACAATAACGTATCAAAAGATTCAATAAGAACTATTAAAACATTAAAAATATTCTTTCCAGGAAATCCATCAGCTGCACTCGCAGCAAATGTTAAAGGTAATATTGAAGTTACCAATCGAATTGATGCATCAGGTGGTGAAGATGCACCAACAGCAGATGATTTAAAGGCATTAATTCCATCTATTAAAAATTCACAAGAACGAATTGTTACACGAGAAGATTTGCTTTCTAGGGTTTATACATTACCTTCAAATTTTGGTCGAGTGTTTAGAGCATCTGTGGGTTCAAACCCAAATAATCCATTGGCAACACAGTTATTCATTGTGTCAAGAAATCAAGATTTAAAACTAATAATATCACCAGATACATTAAAACAAAATCTCAAAACATATCTTAATCCTTATAGAATGATATCTGATGCAATTGATGTTCTTGATGCAAGAATCTTAAATCTGACTGTTAATTTTAGTATTTTAATTGATCCTGCATTAAATCGTAGTACAGTATTATTGTCGATATTGACAAAGTTACAAACGTTTTTTGACGTTAAAAACTTTCACATAGATCAACCAATCATTATGTCTGATGTTGTTAACACAATTTTTACTGTCCCTGGCATTATTTCTGTAAATGATTTAAAGTTTAACAACATTGTAGGAACGGTTAACAATAGAATATACAGCGACGAAACATTTGACGTTTCTGCTAACACACGTCAAGGCATAATTTTTCCGCCATTGGGATCAATATTTGAGATTAGATATCCGGAGTATGACGTAATAGGAAAGGCTGTGGCATAATGTACCGC